TCAGAGGTTATGCGTCGAAGCATTGCGGCATGATCCGCGCGCCGCTCCGGGTCAGCATACCGAAGCAGGGCGGCCTCCACCGACACTCCCTCTCCGCCGTCGCGCAGGTTCATGCAGAGCGGATCGTCCCACACCATGGTCCATGTGATCAGTTCGGCCTCGCCAGCGAAGACCTCAACCGAACCCGGGTAGAACGCGACAACCTCACGTTTCAACCGCTCTCGCGCCGGGTGCTTCTTGATCCAGTTGCCAGAACCAAGATACCGATCGGACAACGGATGCTTCTTGGTAGATCGCTTGCCGCCGTACCAGCGACCGTCCAGCATGTCGGTCGTGCGGTAGACGAAATGCCAATACCCGGCAGCGTCTGGCGGCGGTATGATTAGATCAGCCATAACGAGGTCACTCTCGTAGTGGTTAGGGTTGGCGTCGGTGTTACAAGCACCGGCGCTGACCCGGATTATAGCCTAGTCGGACTGAAACGACAACGACCGTCCGCGTATTTTGATGCGGTTCGGCCTGTGACCGGCGCCCTGTGACGGCGGTTTTCTGCAAGTAGATATGCATAAACCCTTAGTAGAACAGGAAGCCGTACTATGCCAGTTCAATCGTTTAGCTTAACTCCCGGTCGTCTGAACAAGTTCAAAGGCGAAATACTCGCTCACGCGGTGCCTTTGGAGGTGCTCGGCAAAACCGGCCGGCAGATCCCGATGCCGCGCAATTCCAGCGACACCTACGTCGCCCGGCGCTGGCTGCCCTATGGCGCGACCGCGACCAACGCGACAACCATGAACGCCTATTTCCAGTCGGGCACCGGCGACCGCGGCAACACCATCACACAGGCGCACCAGATCCAGGAAGGCGTGACACCCGCGCCCGACAGCATCGTGCCGCTGGACATCACCGTCGTCGTGCAGCAGTTCGGCTGCCTCTACGGGTTCACCGACAAGACGTACGATTTGTATGAAGACGACATCCCGAAAGCGATGATCGAGCAGATCGGCGAGCGGGTAACTTTCGTAAACGAAATGATTATTTGGGGTGCGCTCCGCGGCTGCACCAACGCCTATTACGGCGGCGCGGGCACTTCGATCGCCACCGTGGCGGGCGGTCTGACGCTCGGCATGGTGCGCAAGATCGCCAAGAATTTGCAGGCGAACCACGGCAAGCCGGTCAACAAGGTACTGAAGTCCGGCCCGAATTTCGGCACCGACGGCGTCGCCGAGGGTTACACGGTGTACTGCCACACCGACCTTGAGCCGGACATTCGCGATTTGCCGAATTTCGTCCCGGCGGAATCCTATGCCTCCGGCACGCCGCAGGCATACGAGGTCGGCAAGTGCGAGCGGTTCCGGTTCATCACCAGTCCGGATCTGCCGTCGATCCAGGACGCGGGTGCCGCGATCGGCGCAACCGGGCTGTATTCGACGACCGGCGTGTCGATCGATGTTTACCCCTTCATCGTCACGGCGCAAGACGCCTGGGGCCAGATCGCGCTGCGCGGCAGGGACAGCCTGTCGCCGACGTTCCTGCCGCCCGGCGACAAGAGTAAATCCGATCCGCTCGGCCAGCGCGGCTATTCGGGCACGGCATGGTGGAAGGCCGTGATGATCGAGAATCCCGGATGGATGGCTGTTGGTTACGTCGGCAGCAAGGTCCTGGTGTAATCAAGTAAAGGAGCCTTCCGATGCTTGATACAATCGGCAGATACCTGCAGGGCCTCGCCAACGTCCAGGACGGCTATTTTCTCTCGCGCGTCATTGACCCGGTCGCTGACCGCTGCTCGTCGCAGCCGCTAACCTCGGCCGGGCTGGTGATCAACGCGGGAGGTGCCGCATACCCCAAGACGGGGGCCGCGACCTTCTACGCCGTGGCGGGCGGCACACTGGTGTCGGTCGCGGCGGGAACCGCTCTCCCGGCGCTGACCGGCATCAACGCCACCGTGGCCGCGCCGTGGGTCATCGCCGCGTTCTTCGTGGATAGCGCGGGGAACCTGACAGTGGCGGGCGGCAACCCGGGGGCAACCCTTGGTGCGGTCACCTGGCCGCAGTTTCCGCAGAAGAAATCGCTGATCGGGTTCGCGATTATCTACAACGCCGCGGGCTTCACGGGCGGCACGACCGCGCTCGATGCCGGCACCACCGTCTATATCAGTCCGCTGGGCGCGTTCGATCCCACCGTATTGCTTTGAGGAGCAAGTAAACATGGCTGTTAACACTGATTTCGACCCGAGTTTTACCCTCAATCTGGTGAACTGCGGCGCCGTCGCAGGAACCACCTCGACGTTTACGTCCACGGTGACGACGGCGGGACTGATCCAGGGCAAATTCGTCACGACGCTGGCCCCGCAGACCAACGCCGCCACCCCGACGACCGACGCCAACACCGGCCTGGCGTTCAACGCGCTACAGCCGAACCAGACCTGTGCGCTGGTGTTCGGGCAGACCGCGGCGGGGGCTTTGCAGCTCGTGCAGGGGCAGATCATCGCGACCTCGATCGGGGTAACGACGACAACCGGCGCACTGATCAATGATCCGCAGTTTCCGCCGCTGCCGATCAACTTCCTGCCGCTGGCCTATACCATCGTCAAGACGGCGCCCTCGGCGGCGGCATGGATACCCGGCACCGGGGCGTGGGCGGCCTCGGGAGTCGTGGCGACGACGTTCCAGAACATCGGCCAGATTCCGCCCCGGCCGCAGGCGAGCTGACGGCTGGCCATGTCCTCGCCGACGCCGGATGCCGCGGATTCATGGCCCGACCGCATGGGCTGGGCCTTGGACCGCGTCCTGAACGTGATGTTCCTGGACGGCGACGACACCCAGACGGTGTCCGTCCACGCCGCCGACGCGCAGGCGGCCGGCGTGCGGTGGGGGTGCGTCGTCTGCGACATCCTGGGGGCACTGGTGCAGCGGCGCCATTGCGCCATCACGCTGGACCCGGACGGCAAGGAAACGCCTGGAGCGGCGGCGCGGGCCGGGGTGATGATCCTCGCGGTGTTCGCCGCGATGTGGCTCGCGACCTACTTCGCCGTCCGGAACCTTTTCTGAGGAATTGTTATGGCACGCCAGGAATTGCACAGCGAAACATTGCCGAAGGTCGAGCAGAAGCCGCCGATCGTCGATACGTCCGCGTATGACGGCGACATCGTCATTGGCGAAAAGATCGGCAACGCGGACTACCTCGATGAGTTGGCGTTCATGGAGGAGCCGGTCACGATCAGGCTGGAACCGTCCTCCGACAAGAACGCGGCGGGGGCGTTTCCGATCTGGGTCAACGGCAAGCCGGCCGAGGTGTTCCAGGCCAACCGCTGGGACGAGATCGGCTACCTCCCGGTCGGCCGGGTGCTGATCGTCAAGCGCAAGGTCTTGGAAGTCATCATCCGGGCCAAGGTCGATACCGTGCATACACAAATCCAAGAGATGGACAGCGAGCGGCCCAATAATATTGTGCAACGGTTTACGTCGCCGGTGCACTCGTTCTCCATAATTGAGGACGCGAACCCTCGCGGCGCGGCCTGGGTGTCGGAAATCCGTAGGCGCAATCTATGAATTTCCTCGCCCTCTGCCAGCAGACATGCGTGGAAAGTGGCGTAGCCTCGTCTGTCGCAATCCAGACCGCGCTGCCGACCGTCGTCGGTGCCACCGGCTCGCTCGGGCGCATCGTCGGCTGGGTCAGCGACGCGTGGAACGATCTGCAATGCGATCACGACGATTGGGACTGGATGCGCTCGTCCGTCCTGCTCGGCGGCGGCGTCGCCTTCCAGACCGTCGCGGGTCAGGCGCCGTATCCCCTTGGCACGGGCGCCGGCACGGTCGGCGTCGCGGTGGATTCCTTCGGCAAATGGGATCGCGAGACGCCGCGCTGCTATCCGACCGCGAGCGGGTTCACGGGCGAGATATTCCTGGACGAGGTGTCGTTCGACGAATGGCGGGACGGCATGATGCTGGGTGCCATGCGGAACGTGCAGACGCGGCCTGTCGCGTTCGCGGTCGGGCCGGATCAGTCGCTTTGCCTCGGACCGCCGCCGAATGCTCTGTACACCATCACCGCCGATTACTTCATGGCGCCGCAGGCATTGGCGGCGGACACGGACGTTCCGCTCGGCCTGCCGACGCGCTTTCAGCATCTCATCATCTATACCGCGATGAAAAAGGCGGCCGGATATGAGAGCGCGCCCGAGCTGTACCAGCGCGCGAGCGAGGAATATGCCCCCATGTATGCGCAACTGATGGCGGTGCGGGCCAAGCGCATGACGTTCGGCGGAGCTCTTGCGTGAGCGGCACAATCGCCCTCACCGGGCCAACAACGACACCAGGGCAGCCCGTCCTCAACGCGCCGGCGGTCAATGCGGCGGTCAATGCGGCGCTGGCCACGAACTATGCGGCGACCGTCGCAGAGACGGCGCGGGCCACGGCGGCAGAGGCACTGCTGGCACCGAAGGCGGCTCCGGCGCTGACGGGGGCGGCCACCCTGGCCGGCAGTGCGATCCAATCGGCCGCCACGTTGCTGGCGCCGCCGCCGATCGGCACCACGACCCCGGCCGCGGGCAAGTTCACCACCCTCGCCACGACCGGGCTGATCTCGCCGACCTCGACCATCGGCGTCGCCGGCACCGTGACCAACGACAACGTCGCGACCGGCAGTGTCGGCGAGTTCGTGTCGTCTGCCATCGCGGCCGGTTCCGCGGTTGCCCTGACGACGGCGACGCCGGCCAACGTCACCAGCATCAGCCTGACGGCCGGTGACTGGGATGTGCGCGGCACCGTGGCGTTCACGCCGGCCGCCACGACCTCGATCACGGCGGCGCAGGGCGGCATCAACACCACGACGGCTGCGCTGCCTGCCGCGACCACGGGGGCGCTGTTCCAGCAATTCATGGCCGCCACCGTTCCCGGCGCGGTCAACCCCAGCTTTTCGACCGGAACGACACGGCTGTCTCTGGCGACGACAACGACGGTCTATCTGGTCGCGCAGTCGTCATTCACCGTCGCGGCGATGGGCGCGTTCGGCTTCCTCGGCGCGCGGCGCGCCAGATGAACGCCGTCGCGAAAGCCGGCGGCTGGGCCAAGGTTCAGTACACCGAAACGTCGCTGGGCAGCGGTTCCAACGCGCAGGGCCAGCCGTTCCCCGGCGGCCTGGATCTCACGACGCCGTCGCTGCGTCTCCAGCCCGGGGCGTTGAGCGATGCACTCAACTTTGAAGTGGCGCAATTTGGCGGCTACGCCCGCATCGACGGTTACGAGCGGCTCGACGGCCACCCGTCGCCGAGTGCGGCAAGCTATACCGTGGTTCAGGTCGTGGCCTTCTCCGTGCCTCAGTTGCCGGATTTCGGCGGCGATTTCGGCGGCGATTTCACCTCGGCCGCGACGACGCCGGTTCCGGTCGCGGGCCAGGTCGTCACCCAGATCGGCAGTGGCGCCTCCGGGACGGTCGTCGCCGTCGTGACCGCGCCGGTCGCCTATCTGGTGCTGACCATGGTCGCGGGCATCTTCGACCAGACCGACTGGCTACGCGTGTCGCCCTTGTCGCTGCTGACCGGGCAGGCAACCGCGCAGACGGTCTCGATCGGCGCACAAACCGAGGCGATCTACACCGCGGCGGCGGCTGACGTTTACCGTGCGGCGATCAACGCCGTGCCGGGCAGCGGGCCGATCCTCGGCGTCGTCTCCATGGCGTTCGGGGGCGTCGATCAGGTCTATGCGTTCCGCGCCAATGTCGGCGCCACGGCGGCGCTGCTCTACCAGGCCACCCCGGCCGGTTGGGTGCTGGTGCCGTATTTCGACCTTGTCGCCTTTACCGCGGGCGGCACCGTCGAGCCGTTCGACGGCGACACGCTGATCCAGGGCGCCGTCTCGGCGACGATCGAGCGGGTTATGTGGCAGTCCGGTCTTTGGGCGACTGCGCCGGGGTCCGGCTCGGCTGTCGGCCAGTTCGTCATCCTCGCGCCTGTCGGGGGCAGTTTCGCCGCCGGGGCCGCGACCACGGCAGGCGGCGCCACGCTGACGCTCACCGGGCCGCAGACGCCGATCACCATGGCGGCGTTCGGGCAGTTCGAGTTCGTCAAATGCAACTTCTCCGGGCAACTGACCACGAAGCGGATCTACGGGTGCGACGGGGTCAACCCGCTCTTTGAGTTCGACGGCACCACCTTGGCGCCGATCGCGACCGGCCTGTCGCCGAATGCGCCGTCACACATCTGCTTCCACAAGAACTATCTGTTTATCGCGCAGGGATCGTCGCTGATCTATTGCGCCGCCGGCACGCCGTTCATGTGGGATTCGGTGGACGGCGGCGGCGAGATCGCGACCGGCGACACGATCACCGGCATGATCACCCTGCCGGGCAGCCAGACCACGGCAACGCTTGGCGTGTACCTGCGCAGCAACGCGGCGTTTTTGTATGGCACCGACCCGACCACCTTCAACTTCGTCACGTTCAACAATTCGATCGGCGCAGTGCCGCGGTCCTGCCAGAACCTGTTCGACACGTTCTTTCTCGACGATCTCGGCGTTGTCACGCTCAAAACGACAATGAACTGGGGCAACTTCCTGCCCTCGACGCTGACCAAGAACATCCTGCCGTTCATCGCGCGGGAACGCGGCAATCTGACGGCATCGGCGATCAACCGGAGCAAGAGCCAGTACCGGCTGTTCTTCGGCGACGGCTATGCGCTGTATTGCACCGTGCTGAACCAGCAGTATCTCGGCGCCGCGCCAATGCTGTTCAACGACGTCATGATGTGCGTCGATAATACCAAACTGGTTTCGGACAACGAGGCGACCTACGCGGGCGGCAAGAGCGGCTATGTCTATCAGTTGGACGTGGGAACGTCGTTCGACGGAGCGGCGATCTCCGCCTATTTCGTGACGGCGTGGGATGTGGTGAAGTCGCCGCGCATCCTGAAGCGGTTTCGTGCGGCCTCGATCGAGGTGCAGGGCGGCAGCTATGCCGATATCCAGTTCGGCTACCAGATCGGATACAACAACGCCCAGCTTGCCCAACTGCCGGCGGTCGATTTCGTTCTGAATCTGGGCGCCGTGCCGCACTGGGACAGTTTTGTATGGGATGCGTTCACCTGGGACGGCAGCGGCCTGTTACCCTCGGACATAGACGAAACCGGGACGGCGGAGAATATCCGCGTCACTGTTAATTCAGGGACGAACTATATCGCCGCCTATACGATCAATAGTATTATCCATCATTATTCGATGCGCCGTGGAATAAGAGTATAATGACGAACTTGTTCTATAACCCGAGCGGCAGTCCCGGCACCGGGTCCGAGGGCCTGTCGGCGACCATGCGTGCGGAATTCGCCGCCATCGGCACGGCGTTCGGGATGATGCCGCAGATATCGACGACCGGCGTTTACACTACTGTGTTCAACCAGCAGGGGAGCTACACATTCACGCTGCCCGGTGCTCCCGGCACGCTAGCCATGCTTTCGGACGTCGCGACGGAAACGGCGCGGGCGGAAGCCGCGGAGGCATTGCTGGCACCGCTTACCGCACCGGCTTTCCTGGGTTCCGCCACCCTGGCCGGCAGTGTAATCCAGACCGCAAACACGTTGGCTTCGCCGCCCGCGATCGGCGGGGTTGCGCCTGCTGCCGGGGCGTTTACGACCTTGTCTGCGTCGGGTGCGGTCTCGGGCGCGGGCTTTACAAACTGGCTGGCCTCGCCGCCCGCGATCGGCGGGGTTGCGCCTGCTGCCGGGGCGTTCACTGCGCTCAATGCCGCGTCCGGCAATGTGTTCAACGACGTCGGCCGCAACCGCATCGACAACGGCAACTTCGAGATCGCCCAGCGGGGCACCTCGGGCTTCGCCATATCCGGAGCCTATACGCTGGACCGCTGGATCGCCTCGTGGTCTGCGGGGACAGTAGGGATCACGCAGGCGAGTGGGGCGACCTACACCTGCCGCAGGCAGCTCCAGCTTAACGCAACCTCCCTGCCTGTCGCAGCAACTGCGCGCTTCACCCATCGAATCGAGACGGCCAGGAGCTACGACCTCGCGGGACAGACGGTGACGTTGAGCTTCAACACGGCTTACACAGTGTCCGCCGGGACCACGACGTTCGCTGTCCAGTTCTACTACCCGACCCTGGGCGACACCTTCGGCACGCTCACGGCAATCGGTAGTCCAATCGCGTTCACCCCATCGTCCGGAGCGCCGGGCAACGTCTCCGTGTCCGTTGCTGTCCCGGCTGCTGCCGTTACCGGTCTACAGTTCGACATCATTGCCACCCAGGCGACGGCGACGGGCAACCTGACATGGGACATCACCTCGGTGCAGCTTGAAGCCGGTTCGGTTGCCACGCCGTTCGAGCGGATTGACCCGGCACTGCACCCTATTCGGTGCTTGAGGTTTTACCAGCCGATTACTATCAACCTCGTTTCTTACATGGCGGCTGGACAGAACTTCTCACAGTGGCTTCAGTTCCCTGTGCAGATGCGGGCCGCCCCGACCATCCCAGCCCCAACCGGGGTTAGTCTGTTCAACGCTACCGGGGCGTCATCTGCGGGCATCACCGCCGCTGGCTTTGAACCGTATGCAACCGCCACTGCACTCGGTGGTGCAACTCTTATTGCAACCTACGCAGCCTCAGCGGACCTGTAATCATGACAACCTACGCCCTGACCAATGGGTCCACGATCATCCAACGGAGCGACGGGGCCAACATCCCCGCCGACCCGGCCAACGCCGACTACCAGCAGTATCTCGCCTGGGTCGCCGCCGGAAACACGCCCGATCCCGCCCCGGTCCCGCCGGTTGTCGTGCCGGCCGCCATATCGCGCTGGCAGGCAATGCAGGTCATGCTGGCGACGCCATCAGCGGTGCATCCGGCCCCGGCCACGCTGTTCTCCGACGTTCAGGCGATCGTTACACAAACCGGCGGGACGATGCAGCTTGCGTGGCAGAACCAGCAGCAACTGTTCCGGAATGGGCCGTTTCTCACCCCGGCGCTGATGGCGGAGATCGGCGTCACCGATGCACAACTCGACGCGCTGTTCGTCGCGGCGCTGGCCTATCCGCTGTGAAGATGAAAGCTGCATAAATGTCAGGCTCGCTCACTCCAGCGGTCAATGCGCCATCAGTGCCGCCTACGGTGCCGCCGCCGACTCCTGGCGCTCTGCCGCCAGTGCCAACCGGGACCGGTCTGATCAACACGGCGCCGTCCACCACGCCAGCCACGACCACAGCGGCGTCCGGTACACCGCAAACGGTCGGCGGCACCACGGTCACGCCATACACGACGACGAACGCGACCGCGACGAACGCCGCCCCCGCAGTCGGCGCGAACGTCAATCAGTTTCAGGTCTCGCCGAACGCCACGGTGTCGGGCCAGATCAGCAACATCATCGCGTCCGGCTCGCCGCTGATGGCGCAGGCCGAGGCCAACGCCAAAGACCTGATGAACCAGCGGGGGTTGATCAACTCGTCGCAGGGCATCACCGCCGGCCAGTCGGCGCTCTACACCGCGGCGACGCCGATCGCCACGGCCGACGCGGCGACCTACAACCAGGCCGCGACCAACACCACCACCGCGCAGAACACTGCGGCGGCTGCACAGGCGGCGGCGGCCAACACCGCGGGCCTGCAGAATGCCAGCCTCGCCACCCAGACCAGCCAGGCCAACGCGGCGGCGGCCAACACCGCATCCGGGGCTGCGCAGTCCACGGCATCGTCGCAGAATATCGCACAGATTCAGGCGAACACCTCGCTGACCAATCAGGAGAAGCAGGACCAGACGACGGTGCAAGTGCAGAATTTGCAGTCCCAACTGCAAACCAACCTTGCCAACATTTCCGCCAATACGAACCTGAGTATCGAGCAGCAGCAGACCCAGTCGGCGCAAACCATCGCGCAGTGGAACAACGAGAACGCGGTGACGATAGCGAACGCGAACAACGCCGCGGCGCTGCAAAATATCCAGGCGAACGGCGCGATCAACACGCAGATCCAGAACCTGACCGACAACAACAAGACATTACTGCAAACGTCGGCGAGTGCGTCGGCGCTCTACAGTCAGGCGCTGACGAACCTGTCCGCGATCATGACCAACCCGAATCTGTCCACGGCGCAGCAGGCCGCGGCACTGAACGATGGCGTCGCGCAGTTGCAGGACGGTCTAACGGCGTTGAACGATATCGCGAGCAACCAGCAGGCGAACTCGACGCTGGTGTTCAGTGATCCGCCAGCATCCTCATCTGCGTCGTCGCCAACCGCATCAACTGACACCAGCGGCGGCGGCGGTGGACAGTGAACGAGGTAATTGACGCGCTTTGGTCTCAGATCGAGCCGGACGTCTACATCACACGCGAGCAGTTCGCGCGTGGCCTGGAGGAGTGGGAGATCACGCCGATCCGGATCGGCGGCGAGCTTGCCTATGTCACCCTGATCCGAGGGCCTGAACTGCACTACACCAGCTTTGGCGGTCATCGGATCTCGCCCGGCTTGATCCGCGGCTGGCTGGCGCCACTGCTCGAACGCTACGGCTACGCCACGACGAGGACTCCGCGGGAGGATCTGCGCCAGCAGCGGCTGAACGTGCTGATCGGCGGCCGGGTAACGGAAGAATCGGAGTTCTTCGTTCATTTCAGATTGGATCAGAAATGCCGATCATAGCTGTCGCCATCGCGGTCGCCGTGGACGCAGTTGCCGTCAGCGCGGCTGTCGCGGGAACGATCACCGCGCTCGGGGTCATCGCTGCCGTGGGTGCGACCATTTCTGCGGTCGGGGCGGTCACGAAAGACAAAGCACTCACGATAGCGGGCGGCGTTATCGGCGCGGTCGGCGCGGTCGGCAGCCTCGCGTCCAGCGCCGGGTTGCTGGGGGCCGATGCGAGCGCCCCTCTGTTCGGCGCCACTCCAACCGCCTCGACGGCCGATGCGGCGTCGCAGGGATCACTCGATGCCATGTCAGGCGCGAACGCGGGCGCGGATACAGCAGCCTCGACGGCCGATGTTATCCCGACGCCGCCAGAGCCGCCCGGTGAAGTGGGCGCCGTCGATCCGGCAACCGGCAACGTCATCACGTCACCGGTCTCGGGTGCGGATGCGGCACCAACGGCGGCGGCCTCCACGCAAGCCTCGGCGGCGACGAATGCCGCGCCTTCGCTTGGAACCGAACTGCCGGCGCCAGATCAAACGGCGCTGGCAAACCAACAGGCGCTTTCACAGACGGGGGGCACGACTTCGACTGCGGTTGTGGGGGATCAGCCGTCCCCCCCTACCGGCGCCGCTGCGGTTAACCCCGTGCCGAACCTACCGCCGGGTGCGCTCGCGCCGGGCGGGGTCGCTGCGCCTGGCGTTGGCGGGTCCGGCGTGTTGCCGTCCTCGAACCCCGGCTCGCTCGGCTGGTCTCCGGGCGCTGCATCCGGTGCGGATTCGGCTGCCAACTCCGGCACCGGCATCGGCGCCACGCTCTCCAGCGCGCTCTCCGGCATCCAGGACTTCACCAAAAACAACCAGTTACTCACCTACGGCATGATGCAGGCCGCCGGATCGCTGCTGACCGGGGCAACCAGCACGCTCACGCCCGCGCAAGTCACCGAGCTCAACGCGCAAGCCGCGGCGAACAACGCGGCGGCGGCGCTGACACAGCAGCAGACGGCGAACCTGGCAATGCCAAAGGCGGTTGCGTCCTCCGCTCCGGTGACCGGGGCGCCGCAGACGCTGGTGCCGGGCGCGTCCTCGTCGGCGCCGACGCCTACACCGGGGTTCATCAATCAGGCGCCCGTGGCGGCCAACGTGACGGGCAAGCCCGCAACGGCCGCGGCGGCGTGAGGAGAATCCAATGTCCGAACTGTCGAGCCCACTGCTTCAGCAGACGCAGGACCAGGTTGAATCGGGCCTCGTTCCTGAGAACCGCCAGAATTATACAAAGATCGTCGTAGCCGGCATGCACCTTGCGCTCGACAAGGGACCAAACGGCTTGATGGCATCGCTCGCCAAAAGCCGCGACCCGGTCGCCGACGCAGCGAAAGGCGCGGTGTCGCTGATGGTCATCATGCGCAAGCAGGCACACGGCATCATGCCGATGAAGGCGGCGGTTCCGGCGGCGCTGACGCTCATGCTGAAGGGGCTGGATTTCATCGACAGGTCGAAGATCGCCCCGGTCGGACAGCCCGAGTTGGTGCGCGCGACCCACATCTTCGCGGACTTCTTATTCGCCCGGTTCGGCATCACCAAGGCCGGTCTCGCGAACGCGGCGGTGAAGGTTCACGCCATCACGCGCGATCCGCAGGCCATGGCTGCGATCAATCTCAAGGCCGGATTTACCCGTCATCCTGACGCCGCCACGCCGACGCCGCTGCCGCCGGGACCGGGCGGATTGATCAACGGCCCTGCGGCTGCCGGCGGTTAACCGTCCGTGTCATTGATCAACGGCATTAGCGGCCTCGGCACCGGGGTGTCCGCGCAGGCTGGCGCTGCGATCCAGGACAACATCAGCGACGGTATCCGTGCCGCGCTGACGCCTGCCCGCACGCCGCTGCTAAACGCCACGCCCGGCGCGCCGGTAGAGTCGACGCCGGCCGCGCCGGCTCCTGCGCAAGAGTCCACACCGGCCGCCGCGCTTCCGGGGCCGAGGATGCCGCCGGGTCCGAACCCCTACGGCGACAACCCGCACGCGGCGGCGCTGTGGCAGGCCGAGCTTGCCATCAAGGGGCCGGAAAGTGGCGGCAAGGCCAACGCACAGAACCCCGTCTCGTCGGCGGGCGGGCTGTTTCAGATCACCAACGGCACATGGGACGCGGCGACGCAGAAGATGGGCCTGCCGGTCGCTGCATCCGACGTCGAGCGGGATGTGCAGAAATACCAGCCGGGCCTGAACACTGCCGTGATGCGGCATATCAACACCGAGGCGGCGAGCGCGCTCGATGCGGCGGGCCTGCCGGTGACGGTGCAGACCCTGCAGGCGGCGCACCGGCTCGGACCCGGTGGGGCAGAGCAGGCGATCAAGACAGCCCTGACGAACCCCAACGCTCCGCTTGTGGGCAACGGTCTGGCGGCGGACGCGACCCGGGGTAACGGCGACATCGCGCGGCTAACAGTGGGCCAGTTTCTCGCGAACCCGTATCAGCAGAAGGCAGCATCCTGATGGTTTCGCTTATGAACGGCCTTAGCGCCCTCGGCGCAGGCGTCGCCCAATTCGCCGGCCAGGCCGGGCTTGAGCAGCAGAAAGCGGACCTCGCGCAGCAGCAAACGGTGCTCGCCGATCAGCTCGCGACGACGCGGGAGACCGGGCTGCAGAAGTCGGCGGGCGACATCGCGGCGACAGCGGCGGCCAAGGAGCAGACGTTCCAGACCGGGCTGCACGCCTCCGACAACATCGCCAGGGCTGCAAATGTCGCCGCCGAGCAGGCTGGCGCCAACACGCGCAATACGGCGACCATAGCGGGCGAGATGGCCCGGACGCAGGCGACCATCAACGCGCCACCCGAGACCGTCAAGCTATTGCGTGCTCTCGGTGTTCAGTTGCCCGGCGCAGCATCTCCAACCGAAACCGCGCCTGCCGCAGGGTCAACGGGAGCATCGGCCGGCGCATCGGGCACCTCGGGCGGCGTCGTGCCACCGCTGCCAGGGCCGCGGGCGACAGGTGGGACCGCAGCAGACGGCAGCGCCGTGCCACCGCTGGCCGGTAGTTCGCCGCCGACCGGCATTTCAACGGCAACAACAAGCGTATCAGGCCAATCCGGCACGGCTTCGGGCGACCAAGCACGCGCGGGAGGGGCACCTATGGCGGACCCTATGGACAACCCGATAGTTCAAAAGGCACTCGGATATCCAGCGGCCGGTTCGGAGGACGCCTTGCGCCGGGCTGTCGCCGCTGATGTCAAAAGCGATCCCGCGTTCAGATACAAAACAGCAGGGCAACAAGCGACCGAAACCGAACTCAGGGTCAATGTCGCGAAGGGCGCAATGACCAGTCCCGAGACCCAGGCCGCCAACGCCGCCATGATTGCGAGTTATCAGATCAAGCCGCCCGACGGTTTTGCTTTATCGAGACCGGGGGCTGCCGAGACCATGGCCATGGTGTCAAAATTCAATCCGGATTATCAGGAATCCCGCTTCCCTGAAATCAACAAGGCCATGTCCGCCTTCGGTCCTGGTCAGCAAGGCAATGTTGTGCGGTCGCTTGATGTTGGCGTGCAGCATCTGGATGTCTTTGATCAGGCTGCGGCGGCCCTGGGAAACGGCGACGTTCGCGCGCTGAACGGTATGAAAAACTGGTTTCAGCAGCAGTTCGGCGTCGCTGCGCCAACGACGCTGGAGGGTTTGAAGCAGATTGTCGGGACCGAAATCGAGAAGGCCGTTGCCGGAGGGATAGGCACCGGGGCGGACCGGGATCGTCTGATGAAATCCTTGGACAGTGCAAACTCACCGGCTCAGTTGCAGGCCATGACGGACGGGTTCCGTGCCTTGATGGCAGGCCAACTGGACGGACTGAAACGCCAGTACGAGAATGATACGGGATTCAAGACAGGGGCTTTTGCGTTCGAGAAGAAGTTGGCCCCGGCGACGCTGAAGGCATTGGCATCGCCGCATCCGGTGTCCACGACTGACCTGAATGCGCCATCGCGCAACGCGCCGATGACGGGACAGCAGATGTACGGTGGCTCTGCCCTGGCGGCGGCGCCTGCTGCTCCAACCGCCGCACCCGCCGCGCGCACCACCCCGGCGGCACCAGTCGATCCGGCTGACCGCAAGGCCGATACCCCGTACGCACTGCCTGGCGGCAAGCTCGGCATGTGGCGCGGTAACGGCTGGCAGGTAATCCAGTAGTGCCCCAAGCCCTGCTATCCGATGCTGATGTCGGGATCGGCGTGCCCCCGGCTTCGGGTGCGTCACCACCCGCAGGCCCGGTGGGGGCTGGACCCGCAGCGCCCAGACTGCTGTCCGATGCCGATGTCGGGATCGGCGCGCCTGCTGCTGCGCCGCACTCCGGGCCGGCGGCCGCCGACTACTTCGGTGATTTGGCAGGCCAAGCTGGCGGTAAAGCGGACGCGGCGCGCGACAATGCGCCGATGACCGGGGCACAGATGTATGGCGGCGTCGCCCCCGCCGGATCGCCTCCTGCGTCCCTTGCCGACACTCCAATCGGGCACATCGCCAAAGCCGCCGCCCAAGGCTGGCAGGATAGCCCATCGATCCTGACGGACGAAGGGCAGCAAGCCGTCGATCAGTATGGCGGCATCATTGGGCGCGAAATCATCAACCCGGCACTCAAGGTTGTCGGCGGGGCGCTTCTGTCGGCGCCGTCTGCCGCGATGAACGCCATTGCTGAGACCGCCAATCAGGTAACGGGCAATCCGCAAGCCGGGCGGGACGTGATGGCCGCGCTGCAAGTGCTGCCGATCTTGCATGGATCGGCGCCTCCGATGGCGATCGGTCATGCACTGGATGCAGTCGGCGGCAAGTTGGCGGATTTGACTTCGGGCGCGGGTCGCGCTCCGGTCGATGTCGCCAATGCGGTAGTGAACGCACCGACCATTGATGCTGCGATTGAGGCGGCGACCGGCGCGGTGAAGGGGGCGGGAGAAGCCAAAACCGGGGAAGTGCTCGGCGCAGGCGATCTGTGGCGAACCGATCCCGGGCAGCTTCAAACCATGCTCGACGAAAAGAACCTCTCCGACCGCCAGAAAGTCGTGCGCGCGCTTGGCAGCGAGCCGGCAGCGGTGGATTTCTTCCGGCTCGACCGCAAGCAGAATAGCGACGATCCGCAGCGTGCCGCCGAAGGTGCGGCGGAGTTCAACGCGAAATTCGGCAATCTGACGCCCGAACAGGAGCGGCTTATCTACGGCATTGGCGACACCGGCGCGCAAGCGGGCGAAATTCAGCAGGTTCTCGACGCGCACAGCAACCGCTCGGACAACCCTGCCGATGCGGGGTATGAGGCCGCGATTGCAATCCGCAGCGTTCCTGCGGCGGATATTCTGGCGGTCCCCAAGGGTGGCGCATCTCCGGCGGCTCAGGCGGCATACGTTCGCCTGGGGAATGCCTACGCGGACATGCACGACGCCGGCGTGCCGTCAGACCAGATCGCCCCTACCATTGCCGCTGCGCTGGTGCAGCATGGCGGATGGTCTCCCGGCGATGCTGCCGATGTTGTTGGCGACTTCATCGAGCAGGCGCGGCGGGCGTCTGTGGCTGCATCGGTCGATCAACCCCGGATCGCGGGTGCGGCCGGGACGGCGCCCGATGCCTTAACGGCAGGGCCGCAACCGGCCGGTGCGGACATAACGCCGCAAAATCAGGCCGCCATCTCGACTGCCGACATGAAGGCTAACCGGCGCGTCAACGAGCAGCGCCAGATCCAGGCGCCGCCGGAAGCGGGCGACACCACGATCCACGTCGAGGGGTCATTCCCGACGCTGGCCGAACACCGTGGTGATCCCGTCCTGTCGCAATACGAAAACCTGTTGCGCGAACGCAACCCGGGCGAATTTGTCGGCGACGGCAAGCGGTTGACGGAGAATAACAAGGCCAGGGTCAACAAGTTTGATGGGCTGACGATACCCGACACCGTGCTGAACACGATGCGCGGCGACCGTGACAAGCGGTGGAACGACAATGCAGACGGCATCCTGCCGACCGCTCAACCGGCCGACCTGTCGCTGGCGTATGACTGGGTCACTAAGGAGCTGCAGAATCGACGGATACAGGAAAACGACGCCATCGCGAGCGTGCTGACCGATTTCCGCGACAGGCTGGTCGACAAGACGACCGGCGATCTGAAGACCGACCCGGCCGCCGTCTGGGGCATGCACGACCATCTGCAGAACCAGTTGTCGAAAGCCAAAGACCCGCTGAACGCGTCGAGCGCCGAGAAATTCTCGATGGCGCAGATAATGGCCGCAAAGGACCACATAGACCGGGCGATGAATGTCGCTACCGATAACCGGTTCCAGACTGCGCTCGACCAGTATGCGGCCGATTCCAAAGCCATCAATGTCGGGGTTCTGCTAAACGACTACCGGCCGCATTTGACGAACATGACTGGTGAACTGCAAGCACAACGATACCACAATTGGGTCGCCAGTCTCGCCAAGGAGCGCGGCGATCCTGGCATCGACCCGTCGATGGATATTCCCGACAAAGCGATGCAATCGTTGATCAGTATCGACACCGATCTGAAGCGGGCCAAGCTGATCAAGCTCGGCGCCCCCGCTGGGTCACAGACGAACCTGCTCGGCGCCCTGGCGGAGAAGGCCGGGCTGAAGGCGGCGCACGCGCTCGTCGGCAAGATCCCGATCCTCGGCCCGGTTCTGAATGTCGGGACGGACTACATGGCGCAGCGCAAGCTGGTCGCCGACACTGCAAAACATCTCGCCGAGCCCGAGGGCGGCTATACCTATCCGGAGCCCGACGAACAAACGGCGGGCGGCCCGGCAGCGTTCAACAGGCCGGTGCCGGCCGCGAGCGGCACATCATCGCCGGATACTCCGCCTCAGCCTGCGCCAGCACCGTCGGCCGCCCCCGCCGCAAACGCGCCGGCCCGCGGCGCAACGGGCGCTGGTCCCGGGGAATCGATCGCGTTCACCCCGTCGAATGCGGCCGTGCCCGTACGTTACACGGTGCGCGACGCCTCCGATCTCATCGCCTCCCAACTTGCCGACGGCCGGACCAACCCGAAGTTTCCCGCTGCACTACAGCCGCGCGACCGAACGCGCGTGGCATCGACCGATCAGATCAACGGGATTGCGACCAAACTTAACCCGGAACTGCTCGGCGCATCGGCGTCAACCAGCATGGGTGCGCCGATCATCGGACCCGACGGCGCCGTCGAGAGCGGCAACGGGCGAACCATGGCGATTATGCAGGCTTATGCTGACGGCGGACCGCGGGCGGACGCCTATCGGCAATGGGTTTCCGCGCAAGGCCACGATACCACCGGAATGCAAAACCCGATCCTGGTGCGCGAGCGTCTGGGAGACCTCGACATGCCGGCTCGCGCGCGGCTCGCTGCCGATATGGGCGCGTCGCCGATCGCGGCGATGTCCGCGCCGGAGCGTGCCGCGGCGGATGCGAGGGCGATCCCTACCGATATCCTCTCGATGTATCAGGGCGGCGATGTGACGCTCGCGAAAAACGCACCGTTCGCGCGGGCCTTCGCCGAGCACGTCATCCCGCCGGGCGAGCATGCAGGGTTCATGACGGCGGACGGTGAAATGTCCGCCGACGGCGCGATCCGCATGCGAAACGCGCTGACCCAGCACGCCTATGGCAGCAACTCCCTGGTGACATCGCTCGCCGAGAATGCGGACCCGGACATCAAGGCATTCGGCGGTGCGATGATGGACGCCGCCGGCGACATGGCGAAGCTCCGCGGCGCGATCGACAGCGGAGCGGTTGCGCGCGCGAGCGATATCGCGCCGGACATCGTCGCGGCGGCGCAACTGATCCAGACCGCGCGAAGGCAGCGCATCAGCGTCGCTGACGCCGTCGGTCAACGCGATGCATTTTCAGTACTGCCGGAGAAGACAGAGGACATCTTGCAATCCGCGTTCGGCGAGGATTATGCCGGCCGCATGTCGCGCTCGCGGATGGCGGAATTATTATCGGCCTTTGCCCAGGAAGCGCAGATGCAATCTGGCCTGTTTGGTGCTAATCTGACCGCTGGCGAGATGCTCGCCGAAGCGAGGGCGAAATATGGCTACGGAACCAAAGCCAACAGCAAAGGCAGAGCCGGAGTATCTGTCGGCAATGGGGCGGGCCTTGATTTCAACAGGCCGTAAATACGGCGATCAGGCGATGGTCCAGCGCGGAATCGCGAAGCTGCAGCGCCTTCCGCCAGGAACCCCGAGGGCGATCAAGCTTCCGCCAAGCTAATACTGCCGCGCCGGGGGCTAATCAATCAACGCGGTCCGTAGAAAGGACTTCGAACCATCCCCTGTAATAAAACCCTAAACCTAAACAGCCGAAAGCCGCCCCGAAGGACGGCCCCGATTTGGTGATGTGCATGTTAGCGGTCTAATACGCGAGGCAGCCGGCATGGGTGCAGCTAACGAACACCGGCGCAGGCGGCGGCCGATAGACAAGCCCGCCGTTGGCGATCATGCCGGCAACGACTGCGTTCTGCTGCTGAGTGCATTCCGCGTCGTTCGGCCCGCAGCAACTCGCCAGCAGCGCGAGGGTGATGGAGGCGATCGTCGTAATGATACGCAT